CAGATGTTGAGCGCTGGTTCAATGGCTATAGTGCGTAGAGTGCGTGCGTCCTTCGGGACGAACGTAATTTTGTTTCCACTTGCCGTAATGTAAGACATGGCATACGTTCTCGTTTCCCAGTTGATGTCGGCATGAAGCCGCCACCAAGCGGGAGATCCTTCCACGAGAAGACGAGCATAACTGCGCGCCTCCTCAGTAACGGAAAGATCAGTGTCCCCAAGCTTAAAAGGCAAGGAGACCCGAAAACGGTTGCGTGTCCCTACAGCAACCCCACCGCCAGGAGAAGATAACGCAATCAAACGCGTCATCTTACCAGGTGAAAGTTCACCCAGCACCCGACGGACCCATTCACGTGCACGGGTTAGGACGACCCGAGGGACGTCCGGCATCCGATTAGGATGTCGGGCGTACCAACGGAGCTTCCGATTCGTGCGTGAGCAGCGTCTCTCGGCCTCATAAAAGGCCTCGATCGCTGCCTTCTTACGTGACAAGGTATCCCCTGCAAAGGGCACCTTGCTCAGGAGAGCGGTAAACTGCTTCCTCCTGAAATAGGATATCGCCGACAAGAACTCGGGTCTGGCGAAATCGTCACAAAGTTTCTTCGCTCGCGAGTACTGCCGGTCCGCAATGGACTGGAGTATCAGTCTCGCTTGTTCGAGCTCAGTCTCTTCATGAAGATTGGCGCTGCTAAACAGCGTAGCGATGTTCTTCACATCGCAGTCCAGCCTGGCGTTAACACGCTTATTTGTCATAGCAACTCCGTCTATGGCAACGGTTGGACGAACAAACACACGGGAATGTCACCCCGTGCGTCCGCTCCCTACGGGCAGACCGCTAACGTCCTTACTCAGGACGTCGGCAGAATGCCCTTGGTGATCGCATCGGTAAAAGCCGAATTGAACACCAGGGACTGCAGGTAGTCGACAGCAGAGTCGACAACACTTTGGGGCTGCGAAAGCGGCCACCTGATGTTGACGTCAATGATGACGGTACCCGGTACGGTCGAGCAGCAACCCTCCGCCGTCGTCCGACTCGCGAATGCCAGTTTGAGGCCGGCCCGGGCAACACCCGGGTCAGCACCAACGGCCTTCGGAGGCGTGACGAAGAAGTCGATCAGACGAGGCTCAAGCCGAGTATGATCAGGGTTGGTGTAGCTGGCTTTACCGCCGGCACTAAGGCCTGCGGGAGTCAGTACGACGGTCGAACCACCCGTCATGGATCCAGCCAAATTGGCGAGATTCACTTCAGTTTCACCTTGTGGTTAAGTACGGACCGCACGAGTGCCGACCCAGCTAACACTAGGGCCGACAGATCAAGCAGCCGTACATTGGACAGCCGTGGATTCCACACCGGCCAGGATGAGATCCCATATTGGGCTCTCGTGTACTGCTCCACAGTGATCTCCGTGGAGACAGTGCCAAAGCTCCCACTCTCAGCACCAGACCAGGATATATTCCAGCCTTGGTACTTTGTGTAGGAGTCTTTGATGCTTACCGCGACTCCAAGAAGACGAGCCGACTGGAAAGGAGAAATGGCAGTAAGCCATGTCCCCACCCCCAGAAACCAATCCACCACAAAAGAGAAGGGGATTAACTCCCACGCCGTTGTGATTGGATCAGCTCCGAAACGGTCACCTTGTAAACCGGTGATCACTTCAGCGACAGCATATCCTCGATAGGTCCTCGAACCAGTTATGGTCTGAGTACCTGTGCCGGAACCATTACCGGAATCTTGTGTCCAAGACTCAGATGCAGATTGCGACAAGTCAACGGTAGTGCTCGAGTGACCGAACCGAAGTGGGCTCTCCGTCTTCATCTTGAACGCCTTTACGGCGTCTTCAGTGGAGTACAGGAGAGGGAGCCACCCGTATCGATACTCTAGCCAGTAGCCTGCAAAGTCGCGGAGAACATCGCCCGTAGGGCGATATCCCCTCTTGCTCTTTCGAGACTTTCTCGACGCCTTGAACTTTCTTTGGCGCTCAATCGCGGATTTGTATTCACGATCGAGAGAGGTATCGGAGACGCGCGGTTTACGATGGCTCCCCTTAGAGGCAGCTTTCGCTGCCTTAGAGGTAGTCTTCGCAGCCCGTACGGCTTTCCGAGCGGCAAGCAGGGCGTAGCGCAAAATCCTACGCCAGTTAGTCCCGAGCAGATCCGCAAGCTGTCGGAGCTGTGCCACATCAGTGAGCACATCCCAACACGCCTCACGGGCCCGGGCCGCTGCTTCATTAGCTACAGCATCCTCAATAGAAGCAAGAGGAGCTGGAACACTGATCAGCCATGAACGTTCGGACCAATACTTCCCATGATGCCAGAAGCGGTAACACCCACCAATAAAACTGGTGAAGTGGTCGCCACTGCCGGCAGTTCTGGTAGTTACGGTCTTCTTGATGTCCATGGGGTTCAGAGGGAGAAACTTACCCTCTCGGACAAGCGAGTAGAACCTCGGGGTAACGCAATCGTCGATGTACTTAAACGTTTGCGTCCCGGTTGAAGTTACGTCATCCGCGGCAAAAGTTGTCCACGAAGCGACGCAGCTCGACCGGGTGTCATGCTTCCAGTTATTGGAAGTGCTGAACGACCCCGTCACCGTTTCACGGTGCCTCACTTGGTCACCCCACTATCACGCTTACGCGTAACGGCGAAGCGATCCCGCCTTTCGGCGGTCACTATTGGACTCTCCAGAGACTTCGGGATAACCGGCATCTCAACCGTCGGAGCATTTGCTCTAGACCTGCGGAGATCTGCAAGAAGCCTGTCCGCGTCAGGGATTGTGCTGAAGGAATAAGGGAATTTCTCCCAAATCGCCTCGAACACGTCCTTGAC